TTTGGCAAGTCAGGTAGCAGGAGAAACAGACCCGCAAGTAATCCATAAGTTATTAACGCTAGAACATAGGGCGGCTCTTGAGCAGTTGGTAGAACAATGAACGCTTGGGAAGAAGGATTTTTAAAAGGGCTAAAACCACAGGAACCCTTAACTGTTGATGAATGGAGCGATAAATATAGAGTGCTTTCAAGTCGTGGAAGTAGCGAGCCGGGGAAATTTAGAACTGATAGAACGCCTTATTTAAGGGAGCCAATGCAAGAGCTTTCAACTGATAGCCCTATCCAAAGGGTTGTGTTGATGTTTGCTGCTCAAGTTGGGAAGACGGAGACTATGAATAATTGGATTGGTTATTGCATAGATTATTCACCCGGTCCCATGTTGATGTGTCAACCAACTTTGCAAATGGCGCAGAGGTTGAGTAAGCAAAGACTAGAGGGGATGCTGCAAGAGACTCCATGTTTAGCCGAGAAGATCCCACCGCCCAGAAGTCGTGATAGTGGAAATAGTCAACTAGCAAAGATATTTCCGGGGGGCGTTTTAGTTATTACGGGTGCAAATAGTGCGGCTTCTTTACGCTCAATGCCAGCAAAATATTTGGGGCTTGATGAAATTTCCGCTTATCCGGGGGATGTGGACGGGGAAGGAGATCCAGTTGCTTTGGCTGAAAAAAGAGCTTCTACCTTTACAAGGCGGAAAATATTACTTACATCAACGCCGACCATAAAAGACACATGCAGAATTGAGGCCGAATATGAAGCCAGTGACCAACGTAAATACTATGTTCCTTGTCCTGTTTGTGGTTTTCAGCAGGTCTTGATGTTTGAGCAACTTAAATTTGATTCAAAGAAATTAGACAAGGTTGAATATGAATGTATTTCTTGTAAAGAGCGTTTTGATGAAAAGGCAAAAACAACAATGCTGAGGAAAGGAGAATGGAGGATAACCAAGCCAGAAAACAAAGGGAAAACGGCAGGCTTTTGGCTTAATGGGCTAAATTCACCCCTTGGGTGGCTCAGTTGGTTCGAGATATGTGACGAATTTCTAAGGGCTAAAAGTGATCCTTCTTTATTACGTGCTTTTACTAATAGTCGTTTAGCAGAGACATTTTCCTACGAATACCAAGCGAAGTTAAACGCTGAAGCTTTGATGGAAACGAGGGAGGATTATTTGCCGGGTACGATTCCTGAACCTGTTGTTTGTCTATGTCTTGGGGTTGACGTGCAAGGTGGCTTGGGTTCGGCTTCTCAGAGGTTAGAGGTGAGTTGTTGGGGGTTTGCGGCTGACCCATCGGGACTTGCTGAACAGATGTATCTTATTGATCACAATGTTATTGCAGGCGACCCAAATCAGAGCGAAGTCTGGAGAGCTTTAGACGTTTTGTTAGATGCTGATTATGAACACCCAAGCGGGGGAAAACTAAAGATCAGTGCGTGTGCGGTGGACTCTGGAGGACTTGCAACCCAGTCAGTTTATGATTACTGCATGAGGCGTAGAGGAAAGGGGGTAATTGCAATTAAGGGTAGTAGTAGGTCAGGGGGGCCGATAATTGGCAAAGGTTCAAGAGTCGATATTAATTACAGCGGGAAGATAAGGAAGAAAAGCGGGATTGTTTATTTATTGAATACAGAAGACATAAAAGACAGAATCTTTAGTAAGATAAAGGGAGAAGGAAAAATTCACTTTCACGCAGAGACAACGGAAGAATACTTTAAAGAGCTAACTGGGGAATATCGAACACAGAAAACGAACAGCAAAGGATACCCCGTAAGCACGTATGAAAAGAAACCAAATCAAGCGGTTGAGAAGTTGGACTGTTGTTGTTATGCCTATTCTGCGTATTCTTTGCTCTTAAAAACGACTATTAAAGGTAAATTCTTTGAAACTTACGCTAATAAACTCTTAAATTCCGTTAATTCCGATAAAAAACAGCGTCTAAAATCTAATAGTAAGGTTACTAAGAAGTCGTATGTCACACATTGGTAAGAGGTCGGCGTGAATATTCCGGCTTCATTGCGTGCGGGTACAACTGTTACTTGGAGAGATGACAGTTTAGTAGATCCCTACGGCGACCCATTACAAAGCACAGATTCATGGGTCTTGAAATATTACATACGTACTAATAGTGCGTCAGGTCTGACTACGACGGGCAGCACCTATGGAACGGGATGGCAATTTGATCTATCGACTTCTGACACTGCCCCATTAACGAAAGGAGACTATTTCTGGCAAGCGATAGTTTCAAAAGGTTCAACTGAATATTCTGTTGGGACAGGTTCGCTTGAAGTTCTACAGAGTCTTGCTTATACCGGATCTGTTTCCTCGATCCAAGAAAAGACACAAATTCAGCAGGATTTAGAAAGCGTTCAATCAGCAATTAGAACGTTAGTTAGTGGCGGTGTTATTAAGGAATATTCAATTGGAGGGCGCAGCCTTAAAAAATATGATCTTTCTGATTTGATGGCTTTAGAAAGTCGTTTGAAATATCAACTTAAGAGAGAACAAAAAGCAAGATTAATAGCTAACGGTCTGGGCAATCCGGCTGCAATGTACGTTCGTTTTAATTAATCATGGGAATTGTTAACGCATGGAATGCACTTTGGGAACCAAACCCAAGAGCAATAAAACCAAGAAGAAAAAGAGAATACGCAGGGGCCGAAGTATCTCGCCTTACTAGCGGTTGGGTCACAAGTACTAATTCAGCCGATAGCGACATAAAAGGCAGCCTTAAAAAACTTAAAAATGCTGTTCGTGTCATTGTTGAAAACGTAGCGGGAACAGGCCCACGCCTTCAAGCACAAGTAAGGATGGCAAGAGGGGGGCGCTTGAACGAGCGTCTCAATCAACAAATCGAATCTGCTTTTAAGAGGTGGGGATACGCTGAAAATTGTGATGTTGCAGGAAAACTTTGCTATTCCGACTTAATAAGAAATGCGGTTGCTGCGTGGGTTGAATCAGGTGAAGTATTTATAAGAATCGTTAGGGGTCAAAAGTTTGGTGATAGTTCCGTGGCTATGGGGTTGCAATTGTTAGAAGCGGATATGATCGATGAGGATTACGAGGGGAAAGCAGAAAGAAAGGGTTGGCATTGGAAAATGGGAGTATTGCAAGATGAGTGGGGCAAGCCTAAAAAATACGCGCTACTAACTAGACACCCCGGAGATACCTTTTTTGTTAATCAACCAACCGACGGTAAGAAACATATTTTTATAGATGCGAAAGATATTATTCATTTGGCAAAATTTGAAAGACCCGGACAGACTCGCGGGGTGCCTTGGATGGCAAGCGCTATTCAAAGAATGCACCATTTAGAAGGCTACGAACAAGCCGAAATAGTAAGAGCGAGGGCAAGTTCGGCGCTAATGGCATGGATTCAAACCCCCGAAGGTGACTTAGAAGGTGATGACGTCGTTGATGATGAAAGGGTTTTTGACATGCAGCCCGGAGCCATCAAATACCTTGGCAGCGGGGAAAGCGTACATGTTCCAGACTTAAACGCGCCTGATGGTCAATTTGAGCCGTTCTTGCGTGCAATGCTTAGGGCTTTATCCGCGTCATTAGGTATTTCATATTCAACATTAAGTAGAGATAGCAGCCAATCAAATTATTCGAGTAGTCGATTAGATGTATTACAAGATCAAGAATCATTCAAAGCTTTACAAGCTCAATTAAGAGAGATTGTGTTGTTTAGGGTTTATAAAGAATGGTTGGAAATAGCCGTCTTGTCTGGAGCTTTGCAACTGCCTAATTATCAGACAGAACCCGAGCGTTATCAACAAGCAAGGTTTATGTTTAAATCGGCTGGATGGGTAGACCCCTTTAAAGAGTGCCAATCTAATAAACTTGCAGTTGAATCAGGCTTTAAATTACAAAGTCAGGTTTTAGCAGAACAAGGTATTGACTACGAAGAATTTTTAGTTGCGCGTAAAAATGAAATTGATCTTGCAAAACAATTAGGTCTCGATTTTTCGGATAAACCTAATACGTCGCCTGAAACTGCATCTAAAGTAGATACAACTACTAATCAAAAGGAAGATGACGAAACGTGATTATGAGAAAGATCTAGTCCAAAGAGACTTTAATTTAGAAGTTAGAGAAGTAGAAAAAGAAGATAGAACGCTGGAATTTCCCTTTTCAAGTGAGGAGCCAGTACAAAGGTACTTCGGCCTTGAAACGCTGGAGCATCGAGAGCAAAGCGCAGATTTAGGGCGTTTAAATGATGGCGCTCCTGTTCTTTGGAACCATGACCCCGACAAGGTTATTGGTGTTGTTGAGCGTGCTTGGATTGATGAAAAGAAAAAGCGCGGCTATGCAAAAGTAAGATTTAGTGAGGAGGATTTTGCAGCATCAAAATTCAGAGATATAAAAAATAAAATTATCAGGAATATAAGTTTCGGGTACATGGTAAAGGACAGCGAGCAAAAGAAAGATTCTGATGAGGTGCTTGTTAGATCATGGGAAGCCTATGAAATCAGCGTTGTTGCAATTCCGGCAGATTACAAAGGGGCAGGCATAGGAAGATCGAAAAACAATACGGCTCCTTTAGAAACTACATCTAATATGTCTAAAGAGGAACGTTCTCCGAATGTTTCAGCATCTTCTGATGCGCCTGTAAACCCTGTAGTCGAATCAATGACCGCTAACCCTGAGAAATTGGAGGTGCGTTCAGAAGTTGACACCCAAAAAGTGATCAAAGCTGAGCGTTCAAGAATCCAAGAGATCCAAACAGTTGCCGCTAAGTACAACTTAAGTGAACTAGGTGAGCAATATATAAAGGAAGACAGAAGCATTGACGAGTTCAATAAAGCTGTTCTTCGTGAGTGGAAGCCTGAAGCAATTGCACCAAAGGCAGACGCTACTGACATCGGTTTAACTGAAACTGAAACACGTAGCTTCTCAGTTCTTAGAGCAATTGACTACCTTGCTAATCCTGGAAGCGCTGCAAAGCGTGAGGCCGCTGCTTTTGAAATAGAAGCATCTGAAGCCGCTGCTGCAAAACTAGGTAGAGCATCTAGAGGAATCACAATTCCTAACGAGGTATTTCGTAGGGACATGCAAACCTCACCCGATACAGCGGGGGGTAATTTAGTAGCAACGGAGTTAAGCAGCGATTTTATAAGTCTGTTAAAGAATGCGTCTGTATTGGCTCAAACAGGATCAACAATCTTGACCGGCCTATCTGGAAACATTTCAATCCCTAGACAAGGAAGCCAGCAGACAAGTTATTGGGTTGGGGAGGGTTCAAATGTAACTGAATCCGATATGACAATTGAGCAGGTCAACATGACACCTCGCACAATTGGCGCAATGACAGATATTTCTAGGAAGCTTTTAATTCAGTCTTCTTTAGATGTTGAATCATTAGTTAGATCTTCTCTTGCTTCCTCA